CACTTCTTTATTTTTTTGTAGGGCCCGAAGCACAGGCCCTATATCCTTCGGTTTCAGCCGAGATGACCAGAAGCGGGTTTCTTCTGTCTTATATAACCGGGCCGCTGGATTACGGTCGTAATACTTATTTATTGTCTTTGTTCCGGTTACTCCTACCCGCTTCCCCCGACATGGCACCGAGAAGCCAGTGACGCGTACCTCGCTCCACCATTCAGACCATTCTTGAGCCTGGACAATATCGTCACGAGATGACTCTTTCCCGTCGAGCCAGATATCCACTTGAGCCCTCTTCAAGAGCTCGAGACGTTCAGGATAATGCGTCTTGACCCATCTGTCGGTCCTCCGCTTCCACCCAACCGGAATCCCGCCCACCCCATGCTTTGTTGGAGCCGGAGGCAGTTTCTGCTCATGGTTTCCCACAAGCGTCCACTCCCGCACAGCCAACCACCGCGGCACAGAGCTAGGCAAAGGATCCAGGCCAAGCGTCCGCATCGAACGACAAGACGAGACGATCGTGGGTCGATGTACTGTTAAGTACTCGCGATCGAAAGCCGCCCTCTCCCTGTCCCTCAGAGGCCCCCTTGCCTCTGCCATAGCAGATCCTGTCGGCACTGGGTTTCCATCATTTCTTAGAAAGAAACCCTTGCCTCGAAATACAGGAGCACGCATCACCCTCTTCCCACGTAGTTTGAAGTAGGTTGAGTTAATTGTAGCGACAGAACGGAGGAATCCAGTCTTAGACTTCGACGGCGTAAGCCCTAGAACCTTCATCCCCCCTAGCCATTCCTTAAACTCCCGGGGACTGCACCGAGTTAACAGGTCGTCCCCATTAATCAGCATAGGCCGCTCGCCCAGGAGGTAAGTAGTGGCTATTTTATTTTGAAGACAGAGCAGGGGAAAGGAAAGAAGGGATCCCATCATTTGCCCTCGCTTGAGGCGAAAGGCAAACTGCTCGTCGACATTAATGAGCGGACGGAGGCTCTGGAACGCAGCCTCCCACACACTGTCTGGTACAGCACCGCAGGATCGGGATCGGGCGACCTTAAGCAACAACTCGGCCACTTCAATTGACAAGTTATCAGTGGCACTCGTGTAGTCTCCCGATAAAATCTTTTCTCCCCGCGCCATACCGTTCAGAACTCTCTGTACGCGTCGCGCACTTGGCATACCCCGTAACAACCATGGTTTTGTTGACAAGTGGTCATAAAGGCATGAGTGCAGCGGACGAAGACCATTCCACGAGCCGGGCGTCTTAACCAAGACCCTCGGTTTCCCGGAAGAAATAACCGTCGTTAAGGAACAGACGAACGTATCAATCTGCTCCCGCCCTTCGGCTACGTCCGCAAGGTACTCCCTTGTGAATTGACTAAATGCCCCTTTTTTCTTTCTCGAGGCCTCCACGCATGATGAGAGTGGCGCTGAGTTGGTCAGGACCTTCTGTGCGTAATTTTTATCCCAACCCTCATTAAAGATGCTGAGGGCCTCCTTCTCCGCGTATGCGAGGTAATCGGCCGGAACCGAAAATACCTCCCTCGCATTATCAATAAACTTTTTTTTAAGTTCGCGGAGCGAGCAACGACACGGTTCAGGCATACCCTTCTTGAAAGATGCCAGGGAGGCAAGCACTCCCAACTTCCTTTTGTAATCCAGTTTTTGCAAACCGAAAAACGGCAGGTCGCCGAGATCCTTTTCTCCACGGAGGAATCGATCAAGGGGATCCCCTAAGACCGTTTTTACTGCCTTAATGATTGAGCAGCACGGCCTGGTGTCGTCCGGGGATGTAGGGAGCGTGTACGATTTTTTTGGTCTGAGATCGAAAACTCGGCATGTCAACCTCACCGCTGACATATAAAAGGTACGATACCGCTGGACGGTGTCGGGTTTGTGACTGCGCACGGGAACGATGGATCGTTTCCCACGACTTGTCAGTCGGCCCCCGAGGTCGGCAGAAACGTCGGTAGTGCGCACGTCGATCATTGACTGATCGAGATGGCTTCACCTGGTAACAC